TAAATTGGCAGGATAATAGGCGTAAGACTATTGTACAGCGCATACCACAACACGAACCATACCTAGCTCATGATATCCGCACAACGGGATTGCGTGGTAAAGTGCAAGAGGCTAACATTGAAGGTTTTGAACGTGAAGTTGAAGATAGTGGATTAGCGGAACAGGTTGCAGTAAACAGGGCAACGCATACACCTGGTAGTTCACCTGACACAATTGAAACGCCCCAAGGACGTAAGGTTAAGACCGCCACAACCAACCAGGGCGAACCTGTCTATCAAACAACACCAGGTGACGGCGAATTCCGCCCGGCTGCTTCATATGACATCAGTAATCAAGGCTTAGAATTTATAGCTAAGCATGAAGGGTTTGTACCTGAGATTTATAGCGACGTAGGTAATCCTGCTATTGGTTATGGGCACAACCTTACCCCTCAAGAGTTAGAGCAAGGCTACATTGAGGCCGAGGGCGAAAAAATCTTTTATGAAAACGGCATAACTGAAGAACAAGCCCGCAAGATTTTACGTAAAGACGCACAGATTGCAGCCAATGCGGTGCGACAAAACACGGACGTTGAACTTACACAAGCGCAATTTGATAGCTTAACCTCGTTCACCTTTAACGTCGGCGCTGGCGCCTACAATAGCTCTACATTACGCAGGAAGCTTAATCAAGGCAAGTATGAGAGCGTCCCGGGTGAAATGGCACGCTGGAATAAGGCGGGAGGTAGGATTAACAGCGGATTAGTTAAGCGTCGTGATGATGAAGCAGAGCTATTTACCAGCAGCACTTGATATTAGCTGTTCTAACGGCGTGCCTGTCTTGTTCGTGAAGGGCACAGGTTCCAGCCCTAAGTTTTCACGATGCATGTTAATGAATAAGCAACCTTGCTCAATTGCATCTGCAAGCGCAACGTGATTGTGCACCATATCCCGTTCAAACCAACGCCCGGGCATACGCTTCTTAACACTGGCTTTAAAACCATCAATCTTGTTTTGGGCCATAAAATAACTCTTCACGTCCAGAGCCTGGAAGCCAAAAGGATTTTCACCTGCGAACATATGAAGGTAGTATGCCATGTACATGAAGTCGAAACCTGCAGGATATGCTACAAACACAGGCTTCCGATTGAAGCCGCGCGTCCAGCGCGCATATTCGGGCATTGCATATTCAGCTGATCGTAAACTATGGCGGCAGGCGGCCCAAGCTTCTGGCTCCTTCGCCCAAAAATTATTCATCGTGTCCGGATCAGGCTTGCACCAATCCAGTAACTCTAGGTTGCTCCAATACGTCCCAACAAGTTCTTTGTCGATTGTTAGAGCTGCTGATGCAAAGCTCAGCATGTTGTTTTTACCCGGACAGGGACCATCACTTTCAATATCAGTGCTTACGTATACTTCTTTACTCATCTTTATCCTTTATAAAACCTTTATCCCATTTTGCATCACAAACACGCATGAATAAGTGGCTATTAGGGTCGCTCATTTTCCATTTTAACGCATCATCTTTGCTCGTAAACGGAATCATTATTTGCCGCAGACCTACAAATGCATTTGGGTTATTTTTGTAATGCTGTTCATATGCGAGCGCATCTGTCAACGTTAGCCTGTTACTGGGTATAGCACAACGGTCTAAAACAGGAAATATAAATGTATACTCACTTTTAGAAAACAGAACAAAATAGAGTTTTCGGAAGAAAGAACATTTTGTAGTATGTAAATAAATGTCCATAACACCGAATATGAATGCAATGAACATGGATATTGTGCCACTTACTATTATCAATGCAGTTAGGACTAGATGTAGAACCGAAGGACCATTCGCCACGAGATAAAAAGCTGGCAACAATAGCATAAAGCCGTAAACGACCTGGACACCGGGAATAAGGAACATTGAGCGTATTATTGGCCACATAACCTAAGCTTAGAGCGGCGAGCAGCATTTGTCAAGATAAAGTTATCTGCTGTTATAATGCACGGATAAATACTCAGAAGTGAGGATAGATATGGCTGGTATACAAAAAACACAATTGTTCGTTGGATTTAGCACAGACGGCCGCCGCGCCAGCGAATCCACAATATATGATGAAGAGCTGGTTAAGCAGGATTTGCGCAATCATTTTTTCACACGAAAAGGTGAACGCGTGATGCTGCCTGAGTTTGGCAGCATTATCTGGGATCTATTATTCGAACCTTTCACTGATGGTGTAATAGAAGACATCCGTGCTGATGCAATTGAAATTATTAACCAAGAGCCACGTGTAGTCTTACAGGACATAGATATTACAGAATTTGAATACGGCGTAAGAATGGAAGTTAAATTATTATACCAGCCTTTTGACGCCCTTGGAACACTAGAATTAGAATTTGATCGCAGATTACAAGAGCGAGGAAACATTTAATGGCACAAGTCGTAAGACAGTCAAACCTATTAGCCGCTGAGGATTGGCGTGTAATTTATCGCGCATTTACAGAAGTTAACTTCAATAGTTATGATTTTGACACCATTCGCTCTGCAATGGTAACTTATATGCAGCAGAATTTCCCCGAAGATTTTAACGATTATATTCAATCCTCCGAATTCATTGCTCTTATTGATTTGCTTGCTTATCTAGGACAAAGTCTTGCTTTCCGCATGGACTTGAACAGCCGCGAAAATTTTATTGATACAGCAGAACGACGTGAAAGTCTGTTACGTCTTGCTCGCCTTGTTTCCTATAAGCCCAATCGTAACCGTGCAGCTAATGGTCTAGTAAAGGTTGTAAGCATTGCAACCGATGAAGATATTGAAGACAGCGACGGTAATGATCTTTCAAACCAAACTGTTTTTTGGAACGACGCTAATAATCCAGATTGGTTTGAGCAGTTTAACTTAATTATGAACAGCGCGTTCATCAACACAAACCCATTTGGGCAGCCCGTGAAAGAGGGAACCGTAGGTGGTATCCCCACTCAGCTATACCAGTTTAACAACCTCGGTGGTACGGGCCCCGTACAGGGGTTTACTACCTTAGCAAGTGGCGTGAGTGCAAATTTTGAATTTGTGAACACTAATTTTGAGGATAATGGCAACTTTTTTGAACGTAGTCCAGATCCATTAGCAAGCTTCCACACGGTTTATCGCGCTGATGGTAATGGAAATGCAAGTCCTGACACAGGTTTTTTCTTCCAGTTCAAACAAGGGAGTTTACAAAATCAAGATTTTCAATTAGACGTTCCAATTGAGAACCGGACTTTAGACATTAACGTTGAAAATATTAATAACAATGACGTATTCGTACAAGAGATTACAGATGCAGGTGATATTCTTCAAACGTGGCGAGAAGTACCAGCAGTTGCAGGAAATAATGTTATCTTTAACGACTTAAACAGAGACGTGCGCGATATCTACAATGTAGTAACTCGTCAAAATGATCAAATTACAATCCGCTTTGCAGACGGTAGGTTTGGATCTATCCCTACGGGAATCTTTCGTATATGGTACCGCACAAGTATAGGCCAACGCCTGCGCGTTCGCCCTCGTGACTTTGGTGATCAAACGATCAGTATACCTTACACAAACGATGCTGGTCAAGAGTTTACACTTACCTTGACAGTGCGCTTGCAGAATATAGTAGATAATAGCAGCCCAGCCGAATCCGACGAACAAATTCGTAACCGCGCACCGCAAGTCTATTACACGCAGAATCGTATGGTTAACGGACAAGACTATAACGTCTTTCCTCTAACTAACAGCCAAGCACTCAAAGTTAAGGCAGTCAATAGGACCTACAGCGGACATAGCCGTTATGTGGACATAAATGATCCTACAGGAGCTAGGCAGGATCTCAAAGTATTTTCGGATGATGGTATCTTGTACAGAGATAGTGAAACATTTGGTGAAGCAGAACAAGCCTTACCTACTGCTCTTAGTGCTATTGAAATCTTTAACAGTAAAATATTTCCATTGTTACAAGAAGTTGAATTTGCTAATTTTTATTATGAATTCTTCCCAAAAGCGATTGATGATGAATTAAGCGATAACATTTTGCAACCACAACAAAATGTTGATTTAACTGTTGAACCACCTGTCCCTACATCAGGGAAACCTTGGGTAACCTGGGAAGCTAGTTCATTAAGCATCTACTCCTCTACAGGTCGCTTCCGCCTAGGTAGCAACTTCCCATTGGAAGCACAAATTGGTGGTAGCCCCCTCAATGCTGCGGTGCAAGTTGGTAGAGGCACAGGTGGCTCTATTGCTGATTATCTCACTGAAGGTGCTCTTGTACACTTTTGGAAAGCTGGTTGGGTCAGTGTTCAACAAGTGCGTGGCTTTGGTGATTTGATAGAGAGCAACGGACAAGGTAACATCACACTGGATGAACGTGTTCAAACAAATGATGTTATACTAGAAGTGATCCCACCTTTCCGTAATACGCTGAACAGTACAGAACGCGATGCTGTAATCAATGAAATAGAAGAAGAGCGCAGCTTTGGCTTACGTTATGATTACACAACACAAGAATGGAAAATAGTTGAGGCTGCTAACCTTGCTCCTTATACAGGGGCAAATGCTGAACCATTCAGTTTGGATAATGCAGGAGATACTAGCTTAACAGCGACTGATAGCAGTTGGTTGTTTAGAGCAGAGTATAAAGCAGACAGTTGGAGGTTTATTACACGAAACCTCACATATATCTTTGAAAGTGCGCGTGACGTGCGTTTCTTCTTCTTGAACAAATATCGTATTATTGACAATGATACTGGATTGCTCGCCCGTGATACAGTTAAGGTATTCAAAACTAACAGTAAACCTGGTAGTAATGATCCGCTGGGTGTTGATTATGTTTGGAAACTTTCAGATACTGTTTTGGAAGAAGATGGTTTCATTGAACCACGACGTGTGAAGATTACCTTTTTAGACAGTGATTTCGACGGCATACCTGACAATCCAAAAGCCTTCCGAGAGATTGTTCTTGATGGTAATGACAATTTAGATCCTGATGAATATGTTTTCCAACAAAAGTACACTGACATAAATGACCTACAGCGTTGGCGCCCGGCTCCCGATGTATTCGCGTTTACAAATGATCCAAGTTCTGATCCTGACACTCAAGTTCCTGATAATTCCGATGGTTCAATATTGTATAATGTCTTTAATGGAAAATTCTATCAAAACGAGACTGGCACAAATACACCAAACTTTAGTGAGCTAACTGAGTTAACAAATAATAATTATAGAGCATTTGTTGGTA